CCTTTTTCTAAATAAATTACTTTTCCTAAATATTCTTTAGTAATATCGTTCATTCCAAGTATGTAATTATGATTGATCTTAAAAGAAATCCCAAGCCCAATAAGTGCTCCTATACAAATTCCTAATAATCCAATTAATACTGTTAAATAAATATCCATATCTTACCTCACTTTCTTATCATCCAAAGGAAACTTCGGTTTACTTTGTTCTATTCTCCAATTTCAACTATCTGTTTTGTATTAGTATCATAGGTGCATAACTTACCATTCTCTGAATAATATGGTGACATATAGCCATATCCAGCTTGGTATTCAGCTTCATTAAATACTATATAAACGACATGAGTTGTAGAATAATAATACAAATCATTTTCACCTTCTATCGAAATGAGTTTTGAATGATCATCATAATTTTTACTACCTTCATAAATACATCCAGTCATTCCAAAACACAATGTTAATCCTAATACAACTGCTAAAATTTTCTTCTTCATATGTTTTATTCTCCTATCTACCATACATAATGTATTCATCACCAAGTTCAAGATTCATTTTGTAATTTCCATTGTTATAAACCTGAACCCTCATATTGTAAAACTTACTATCCTGCTCATAAGAATTTGGATTATAAGGATAACTAAAACCTGCTCTTGTTAGATGTCTAAGAACACGTCTCTCTGTTGTAGCACGACTACATCTTTCTTCAAAAGCTAATTGTCCATTGTCGAGATTTACCAAACTACAATATTTTGATGTACTGTCACCACCATATTTGTTTTTATTATCTCTGAACGAAATCACTAAATAAACACCTATTACATTGTTATTTTCTTTCTGCACTACGATTGCACCATTTGTTAATTTGATATTTCTATCTAAGTCCACACAATCACAAACTCCTTTAATACTAATATTCTGCATTTATTTGCACCTCCTATTATATTATTCTCTGCTTTATTTAGATTTCTCATCATATCCAGTCTCTTCAAGGAATTTATCAAATTCCTCTTTTGTCATATTGTTTGGATAATACATGCTCACCACCATATCAAACGGCTTTAAATAATTATCTAATACATCTTCAGCATCTTCTTTTGCTTCCTGCATTTTCATATTGATATAATCTTCTCGTGTCATATTCCATGCTGTAGGGCAATCCGTGACACTCGAAAATCTACAATATAATCCGTTTGGTTGCTTTGATATAAATCCTGCCATATTATTCTCCTAACTGTTCTAAGAACTCATTGCCACAATCACAAAATTCTCTAATCATAGACTTCATTAATCCCCATGACATACCAGAATGTCCCTGATTTTTCATAATTTCAATTCCATCTTGGACAGATTTTTCTTTAACAGTTTTGATAATATCTAAGCACTGACCAAGTTCCATTCCTCTGTATAGATCATTAAGTCGAATAGGAACACATTTATCCCACATATTCCATTTATCTTTAGATAAAACTTTATGACCTTCTTCTATCCAATATTTTGATAATTCAGGGATTTTTCTTTTATGTTCTTCCTCTTCACGAATTAATCTTTGACGACTTTCTTCTTGCTCTTTATTAAATTCGTCAAAAGTTTTACCTATACAAAGCATATAAGCATCATCTAAAGACATATCAGATGTTAGTTTATTCTCATTGAATTCACCGCAATATTTATTTCCATCCTTTGCTCTTTCATGCAATTCCTTTACAGCTCGTTCAATAGTCCAACCGCAACAAAAATCAATCTCTCTATATTCCATATTGTTTACCTCCTGTTAATTTATTCTCCAAAGGAAATCTATGTTTATTGGTTTTCATCAACTGTTATCGTAAATATATTTTTATCGTTTCCTTCGTCCTCTCTCATCCAACGTACACGAAACCCTTGATTTTTAAGGCTTTTAAGGTCATCGTTTGTCATATATGCTGGATTTAAGGCAATTTCCTTGATTATCACTTTTTCCATATTTTTTCACCTCATGAAATTCCGCTTTCCTCCGCTCTTCATATTATGTTATTCTCTACTTGAAATAATAACCTTTATCTCATCAGAACAAGTTATGGTCGGACATATACCATAATCCCAATAACATCTTTCTGCTTTTTCATAAACACCATCTTTCCATACAAAAGTAGTAATACTTTCATCAAATTTGTCTGTTTTTATTTGCAATAAATTTTTTAATTGATACCAAATGTCTTCGTCTGGTATTGCAAAACAATTGTCTTTTCTAAACCAATGTTCTACTAATGTTTTTGGTTTATTTAAAATATCAGATATTTCTTTGCATGATAATTTTGATTTTTGCTTACTCGTCCTAAGAAGATATTTTAATTCTTCAGTGTCTACATTATATTTTCGTACTTTCACTTGTTGTTTTACGTTTTCTACAAAACACTTATTTGTATTATTCATTATTCTCCATTTCTATAAGGTAGAGTCCAGTACAACCACCTAGACCTCCACCATTTGTCGTAATAGAACAGGCAATCCCTTCACTACTGTAAACTCTGTATCCTTGTTTAAAGTTCCTAGATAACTGTTTGCCATTATCCAACCATAAGTTACTATCTATACCACAAACAAAAATCAACTCGTTTGGTGTATTTTGTGGTTTATCACCACAAGCAGAACTTAATCTGCTTGCGGATTTATAAAATTTCCAGAGTTGATTCCTTCATATAATCTGTTCAAGGCTATCTCAAATGCACCAATCCCAGAGAAAAAACTACTTAATCTCAAATCCTCAAAAAGATATGGCATAGCCTTATACAATTCAACCAATATGTAATATAAAACATCCACTACGATGGAGTTTCCTGCTTGCTTATATAACTGACTGTTACTTACCATCTTTTCAGCGGCTTCAAAATTCTCATCTGAAAATCCCATAAGTCTAAAACACTCCTTCGGAGTAAGTTTTCTAATTCTAATAGGTGATTCAATTCTACAAACCCCTGTCTCAGTTGCAGTAATTGTTGGACAAATCTGACCATTTTCCTGAACTCTACCTCTTCTTGTTTTGGACTCTGGATATGATAAATCAGCTACACCACCAAGTTCACATTCAATGTATCCTTTCTTAGTTGCCTGACGAATTGCAATCTTATTACCCTCACCCTTATTTGTTGTAAGAGTCGGTGCTAATCCATTCTCGTCAAACACATTGCCATTCATACCTTTGCCAGATGGATTTATATTTCCAATATTATCTACTTTAATTTGTACTGGCTGCTTATATGATGTTGCTAATAATGTTGGACTTATGCCATCTGTAGAATATACGCCACCTTTTTGATGATTATCTGTTCTTCCAACTTCAAGAACAGCAGTTCCTTCAGACTTTCTATTTGAGATTCCTCTATCTTCTCTCGCAGTAAGACAATTTGCGATTTCAATCTGTTTTGTATTGTTATATGATTTGTCAATACCCTGCATAATATGAGGTTGTCTGCCACCACCTTGCATAGTAGTCAATGTCGGTGAAATATTATTGGTATCCCACACTCCACCTGCATAACCAGTTCCGAAATCAGGTCTATTTACATTTCCGACAAACTTGGGTGTATTAAATCCCTCATCTGATTTATCAATATGTAATGTCTGAATAAACTTCTGAACCTTATCTTCTGAAATATAGAATTTCTCATCAACATTCTCTTCAAGAATATCTTTTAATCTCATTCCATTATCAAATGGTTCAGGATATGTAAACTTTCCATTGTCCAATTCTTTCTTAATAAAAATTAGATAGACACGTTCTCGATTCTGAGGAATGCCGTAATCTTTTGCATTGAGAACTTTCCAATACACATTATATCCATACTCGTCCAATTCATCTGTAAACATCTTGAATGTATCTTTAAACTGCTTTCCTACAATATTCTTTACATTCTCGTACATACCGAAATTCGGTTTATTGGCTCTAATAACTCTCAGATACTCTACCAAAAGAGATGAACGAGTCTTCTCAATGTTGTTACTTCCGCAGCATGGACACTTATCTCTTTCTGACCAATGAACTGTCAGTGGGTTATACTCATATCCACAATCTTTACAAGTCCATACAGAACCTTTCTGCTTACCTGCGACCGAAAAATCTTGGCAGGGCGATCCTCCGCAAATCATGTTAAATGGTTCAAGTTTTGTTTCATCAACCTTAGTAATATCACCAAGATTTTTACTTTCGTTCTCATTGTGAATAGCACAATAAGAACTTGTTGCATATTTATCAAACTCACAGAAGTTCACTAACTCCCAATTCTTCTCACAATAATTATTTTTTTCTTTATTCTCTGTCAAAATCCTTTAATCTACAGAGATTGCGCAATCATTTATCCTAGAATTTACTGTTAAATCCTTTCGTTTTAATATTATTTTGTTGTAAAATCACTCGAAAATAGGCACGTCTGCCTAATCGAATGAAAAAATATTTCTTGTTACTTTTTTTGGAAAATTTGGCTGAATCGCCAAGATAGAAATTTCTATATATGATTATTCTTCGCCTTGAAATGATTTAATTCGATTTTCTAAATAATAAATCTCATCATTCCAATGATCTATTAGCATGTCTTCGATTTGATGCTTTGCATCTTCTATACTGTCTGCAAACAATGTATCATATTCAACATTTAGTTCTTTTGATACATATATAAATATGTTTTCATTTGTTTCATCTTGTACAAAACCAGCTACTACATTTTCATCATCTTCTTCATAAAATTGACTAAAATGTAATTTATAACATTCCTTACCAAAGTCATTCTTTTCACCTGTTTCCCAATATTTCTTCACTTTATCACCTCGCTTAATTTGGCTGATCAGCCGTGAATAGAATTACTTCTATATTAGATTATTCTCTACTTTACAAATGGATTATCCATGATACAATTATTAACCATATTTTTAAATGCAAAAGGGGAATCAATTACTCTATCTGAATATTTGAAATGTTTTAGAAACTCAAGTACCTCATGTGCATCTCTATGTGATAATGGGATAAACTTCACATATTCAGGATGTCCTTTGATACACACAACTGCCCAAGAATGATCATCAGAATAAAAACCAACATCAGTTCCAATGTCTACCATCGAGTTCACCATTTTGTGACAATCATCAACTAATTTATGAGAATTTTTATATGTAACGGTTGCGTCAGATAATTGAATATTTGCATATCTACATCTTTCCTCTGCATCTTTGCATTTTTCTATTGCATCCTTATATGATTTTTTAGCTGTTTCCACTTGAAATAAATCGTCTTCTAACAGCCAAAGACGTAATTTATCTCGTATTTTATCCTTTAATTTCACTTTTTCACCTCTTACATATTAAAATCTCAACATCCGTATCCGCAAAAATACTTTTTATCTGTTCTGAGACATCATTCCAGTCCAGCCTATCTAAACCACAACCAATTACAGGCATTGCAATCTTCTTAATATCATTTTCTAAACAAATCTGTTTCATCTTTTCGAGTGCAAGTCTCATTGTAATTATTGTTGGCTTCTGAAAGTATCTCTCTTTTGTAATAAGATTTAATACTCTACCTTCTAATAGACAGTCACCACCAATTCTTTTATGAGTGTACTGATTAAGATAATCTGGATATTTTGTCTGTAATTTTCGTTTCATATCAAACCTTTTATTGAACTCAACTACAATTCCTTTACCCATTCCAAAATCTGCACTAATACAATGTGCTAAATAATAATCTTCTGGAACTGTAAATAAGTCTTTGCGATCTTCTCTATACGTCATTTATTTCACCTCGCTTACTCTCTGTATGGTTCAGGCAACGGCATCCAAGCTCTCATACCGCCAGTAATTCTTCCCCAAAACCATGTCCCATCATAGCATTGCCTTTGCACTTTTGTTACAATTCCTCGATTTGTGGTAACAAGTACATTGATTACTTTCTTACCTTCGTATCTTTTATCATCTTCTGGCATTTTTCCTTCAACACATTTAATCCACTTCAATTATTATTTCACCTCACTCTTTCGTAATCATATCTAAAAACAACAACTCATCTTTCTTTAATGTGATATCATAATCTTTCCACTTCTCCATAAGCTCTCTTGTATCAAATCCATGCGGAACTACAATGGCATAGCCATGAGGAGTCTTATGATATTCCATATCAATGAGCTTAATTCCCGAAAAATGGTTAATGTCAGAAAGAAAATTAGCTGCTATTTCTCTATCATTCACATCAAAATCAAACAACCACTTACTCTCATCACGATTTTGTACCTGTTGTGCAACAGATGTTAGTGTACGATTGAGCTGTGTCATACTTGGCTTATCTCTCAACAGACGGATAATCAACTCTTCTCTGATTTTTTCTTCATTCCTTGAGTTAACTGACCTATATAATCTTGTCTGTTCACCAGGAAGTCCTTTAGTTGCAAAATCCTTAAAAGTTTCAATTACTTTATCTTCGTTCTCTTTGTATTCAAGAATTGTTTTGGCACGTTCCTTAAAGTTTGGAATATCCTTATTGTCCTTGTTTCGAGAACGAATTAAATATACATATAAGTTTGACATTAGCTCACCTCATTTCGATCAAAGATATTGCCGATAATTTCCCAATCTTTAGAATTCCAATCTTCCATAAATTCTGTCATTCCAGCGGAAATTCCACTGACTCGTGATTCTGGATATTTTTGAGTGCAAATACCAAAACTAGGAACATTAGCACACCAACAAACTTCAACGTAGTAATTATGCACACCGTCTGACATATACGGATATGTAAAACCATCTAATATATCATTTTCATAAATTAAATTATTATTTTTATCTTTTAATCCTGTACATTGACATATTGTACTATTTATAATATTTGTACCGTGTGGGATTCCTGTTAGTATATTCCACTCTATCCATTTTCCGTTGTTAGTTTTTGCTTTAAATAAATATCTATTATCCACTATTTCACCTCCAAAATTCCACAAGAAATGTGCGTTTATTGTTATCTATTTTTCTTTATCTTCAATAAACTCATATCCTACTAATCTAATTGACACAAGCATAGCCATAAAATCAGAGGCACTTTCTACTTCAATATCACAATTCATACCAATCTCATCAAACATCGTAACTTCATAATATCCATCACAATCTCTAAAAATATCATTAAATGGATTTGACTCGTCTGATTCCTCATCAAGAACTTCTTCTACCATGTCTTCTAAATCACCAATAAATTCATACATTGGAATATTTACAGAAGTAAATGGAACAATAATTCTTCTTATAACACCATCACAAGCAAATAAAAGTTCATATTCACACTTAAAACTTCCGTTCATACAGTATGAATGATCAACGTGGTCTTCGATTATTGTTGGCTTAAATTTGCTACTTTCCAATATGTTATACATAACATAATAGTCTATAACGTTCTTTTCTGTGTAGTCTTCTCTATCAAATACCGTTCTATGTTTTTCATAAAGACTGCATTTCTTTTTATACTCATCAAAATAACGAATATTTCCTGCCTCTTGATCCTTTTTAAAAAATGATTCAAACTTGTCATTGGTCTTGTCATATCTACCAATACATTCTCCATATGTGTCTGGGAAAATATTGCCTCGTACTTTTAATTCCATTTTATTATGTAATAAATCCAATCCTTTTTCTTCTAAATTTTCTACTGAAATAGCTGTGATATTCATATTTTCTCCTTTCT